GCCGGAATGGGTATTCTTGATCTTGTTTGCCCATTCGGTACAAAAGAGTTTGAGGTTGACAGTCGTTCCGTAGTCATCCCCGCCACCGGCGGAAGGATAATGGCACACAGACCACGTTTAGATAAATGGTCGTTGACTTTTCGATTGGCGATTGATACTGATATGTTTGCCGAAACCTTTGCCAGAAAATTAGTAGATGACGCTGGTAAGAGAATAGGACTGGGTGATTTCAGACCAGATCGTAAAGGTATATTCGGTAAATTCGTTGTTACTAAATGGAAAAGCGAGGCAGCCCATGCGTAGAAAACTAATCGTGGGTAGCCCTCAAGCAATGGAGCGTGAACCTCCACTCGATGAAGAAGAAGATTTATTTACAGACGTACCTTTACTCCATGACGGAAACGTAGTACCATTTTGTATGCCCATACACCGTCTGCGTTGTGACAATGCAGAATGTTGGTGTAACAACCCAAGTTATAGGAGAAGCCAATGAATTGGATTAGTTAAAATAGGCTAGCATCCTACTGCCAAGCGGCGTGTTGTCCCGAGCGCCTCGCATACCGGACGGATCGGGACACTTTCTTTTAATCCTTTCTTTAAGGAGAACATTATGTACCAAGGTAATACCAGCGGTTATTCAACCGAAGAGAAGTTAGATAATCTAAAACTTCAGGTAAATAGGATTGCCTCCCGCAAGATTGACATTGTGCAAGAGGTAGGCAAAGTTCAGGTCGAAGACAACGGTAAGATTATCCGTGTAAAAGAATCGGGTCTTAAAGACTACGATGATCCTTCTGACTTCGCACTTCACGGCAAGCCTATGACGATTGGGAAAATAAGCCCCACGGCGCTTAAGAACATTGGTAACTGGTGCCATCTTTCCCCGTATTATTCTGAGTATATTAAAGATCAGCATGCCGAGGAGTTGTTTGCTAAGAACTTCAACTACTGGTTCCAACACAAGCAACTGGAGAAGTTACAGAACCGTAGGATGTTTAGGTTCTTAGCACCCCCCTCATACAGCGGCACTGCCGGGGAAATCGGAACGCTTCGTTCGATGCACTCTGATCTGTTCCGCCGAATGGACAACGAGGTTCTTTTGAAGGCTCTCGATCCTTTAATGGAGGAATACCCTGATCTGGAAGTAGCATCGGCAAACGTGAACGAGGATTACTTCAACCTGAAACTTCTCTTTCCTGAAGGTGAAGGAATGGAAGGAGAAATTAAACCGGGCGATCAAGTCCGTGGTGGGTTTCGTTTGAGAAACTCAGAGGTTGGACTGTCCTATCTTTTGATAGACTTTCTCGTCCTGCGGTTAATCTGCAAGAACGGGATGGTAGGTTATGAGTACGAGCACGGAGTCAAACGCCGACATGGTGGCAAGAGATTGCCCATAGGCGTTCAACCTCAGTTTGGACAGGACGATGAAGCGTGGGATTGGGTGGAAGACTTCAACGATGATGTAGCAACGATGATTGAAGAGTGTTCGAATAAGGAAAACTTCCGACTCCACCTTGGCAAGATGAGAGATGCCACCGGTGGTAAGCATGTGAGGTTCCTGAATCGTATATCTGAAGAGAACCCAGTCATCCCATCTGTTGACTTGCTCGGTAAGCAGTTCGGCCTATCGTCTAGTGATAAGAAGAACATCTCTTCTAATTTCATTAGCGCTAGGGATTATTCAAAGTGGGGATTCGTAAATGCCATCACTGAGGCGGCAAACGATTCCACCAATTACGAGTCCGCAACGAACCTAGAGGAACTAGGGGGGAGGGTGTTAAGTTTCCCCGAGTATCGCTGGCTTCCGTTTGTGGAGGCAGAGTATAAAGAAGCAGCCTGAGTCATGCAGTACGACTCAGATCAAGTACCTTCTCTTTTTAAGTCTATTAAGTGGCGCGCATTAACCGTCAATCTTGACATTGGTGGCGGAGCGAGAGAGGATGCTACTTTGTACTTGGCTGAGAAAGGCGTTAAGAATGTGGTCTACGATCCCAACGCCCGGAGTGCGGAGCATAACTATGAAGCCATCACAGGTGTGATGCGGATTGGTGGCTCCCACTCCGTTACTCTGGCAAACGTGCTTAACTTAATCCCTACGTGGAAGGACAGGGATGCAATTCTGTACTACAGCAAGTTCCTCGCCAGAAGTAATGCCCCGATTTATATCGGAGTCTTCGAAGGAAATAAATCTGGGAGAGGGAGTATGACCGACAAAGGGTGGCAAGCAAATCTGGAACTATCGGAATATAGAAGTGCTATATCCAATCGCTTCAAGATTATCGCTGTCACTGAAACCATGATAACTGCTGTGAAGGATTAAATGGTTATCAAGACTGGAGACATTATATGAATTGGATTTCTTTCCTAACTAACCCCACTTTCTGGCTCGCTGTCACAGTGAGTATCATTGTGTCAGTGTTATTGTTCGGTGGCTAGTCGTAACCGGAAGCCGGACAATGGGTATGTGGGACTTGCCATATTCCCATGTGACGAGTGCGATCACGAATTTTATTGTGGTAAGCATGGTAAAACTTGCGCTCCACTTCGGCACTGGGAAAATTATGGAACAGTGCTAAAGAAAGGCGGCGTTAGGGTTCCACAAGTTCCCGACAAAGACGTAGAATAGTCCTCCTTAAGCCTTGTCGGTGACGGCTTCGTCCGCGCCTCAAGGCTATTTGCCCCCCCTCCTCGGGGGGGCGTTTTTTTTTGTGTCTAAAATCCTCTTACCTACGGTATCCCATCCCCGCCTGTATGCCTTCTTTTTATCCTCGTTCTTCCCGTACATCTTATCCAACTTCTTTTCGTCGGGCCTCATGATTCGTGAATCGTAATTCATGAATCTTACCGCTCGTACAATTTCGCTTCCCAATCATCGTCTTCTTGATCCACGGTAATGGGCTCAGGTTCGATCACGCCACGACGCCGCGCAAGTCTACGATCTTTGGACGAGTAGTACCTCTGTCTCTCGTCAATGTCCAAGGTTCGCATCCATTGTTGAATCGCGTTCCCCTCGTCTCCCTCGTAAAAACTTTCTTTGCGATATCTTCCCATTTCTTTTTCTAAACCCTCTGTTCGCATTATAACATATTGGGGGGTATAAAGCGCAACAGCATATTTATTTTGATGACAGTATTTTCAGAAAGGGGCCGATTGGTTGGTTTGAACTGACAGTTCACAAGCGCTTCCCCAGTTGGTACCCAATTTCGTACTCAAACACATCCAAAATCCCCAATACCTCCCTTCTAAACCTATCCCTCCATTGTCTCCGCCATCCCCACGGACTGAGACCCATAAACCTAGCGCGAAATTTTTCTGTACGTTTCAAGGCACCTGACCCATCACAACTAAAGCAATCTATTCTGGTATATCCTGTAGAGACATATCCCTTCCCATTACATTTCCTGCAAAGGTCACTCATTGTAGATTCCTTTACGGCCAGTTCCGAAAGCCTCACAATAAAGGCTTCGCTGGTATGATTTTTGTCCTTGCTTTTCCATCCCTTAGCATTTGCCATCTTGCGAACCTCCCAGTAAACATATCGCCATACATCTTCGTAGTATCGTTCCTCTCCCACATATTTTAACCTAGCATACTTTGATACGATATCATCCATCCCGGCTAGGGCAAAGCACATATCCTCCCACGATCTGCGGGGGTTCAGCCATATGCCGGACGACTGGGCCGTTAAAGACTTAAAGTTCTCCTTCGATCTCTTCCTCAAAATAAATCCCCATGAATATTTCTTTTGTTGGTTCTTTTGGTAGAATTAGTTCGATCTCGCCAGTGTGCACATACTCTTCGAACTGCTCACACGCCACCTCATGGACAGCGCACGTATGATAATTCTCGCATCCGCGACAGGGAGTACCGCCCTTCCGCATCATTTTCTGCCATAATATATTAGTGGGCAACAACTCCACCTAACAGTCTTACAGGCCATACACTCGCTAGGAATTTAATGCCATCCCCAGACGTTACCATTCCTGTGGTGAAACGATAAACTTTCCATCCATCACTGGCGGCAAGGTTATATTTACGGCAGTCATTTTCAAACCCTGTGCCAGTCGAGTGTCTACCTCCAACCCACGTTCCCCCCTCAATTTCAACAGCAATACTGACAGAGGGCCATGCGAAATCAAACCTGAATCTCCTGCCCGGGAGAAACATGTGCTCCTCCTCCCAGTCAGGAAATCCATGCTCTGTCAGTTGTGCTGAAAACATCTCTTCGCCCTTACTCCGGGACATACCCTACCTTCAGTTGCTCTTTGGTAGGCTCAACCAGTCTCGGAACTTCAGTCCTTCTGCCCTCTTTAAACGAAAACGGCGCTCCACTAAACCAGAGCGGAAGGGTGGGGTGGTCCGGATCATACCTATTCTTGACGCATTGAAGGAAACCATCTGGCTTCCTCAACCACTCCTCATCATCTGGATCAGTATACAACTTCTCCTGCTTTTTAACGTCCTTCCAAATCAGAAAAGCGTAGTCAGCCATATCGGTGATTTCTCCGCTTCCCTTGACGTCCATCTTATCGCCCATTCTGGATTCTGATTCACTTTTCCTCATGTGAGACACCAGATGAATGTGTAGGAGGGTGCTTCTCGCCGTCTCTTTTAGCATTCTCACAAAATTCTTCTGAGCCAGATTCAAGTTGGACTTATCCGTCTGCAAATCGACCATCATAAGGGAGTCTATCACCAAATGAGTGAATCCATTGTCTGCGGCCCATCGAGACAGAGCGATAATCTCCATCACTCTTACGTGCTCTTCCTTGCCATAGATGAAGACCTTCCCTTCAAGATAGTCCATGATGTAACTCGCGGCTTCAACGGTTGGATCACCAACCCCGAGGGCTTGTTTTACCATTCGCTCTATCTGAACGTGGAAAGCCATCTCTGGAGACCAGAACAGAACCTTCTCAGGTTTGTCTGTAAATTTACCTGCGGCCCACCAGAGACAGAACTGTTGGACAAGAGCAGATTTACCATGCCCATTAACGCCAGCCCAGACCGAAAGGGTTCCCGGTATGATTCTGAAATCGGTTGTCTTCAGACAGGGAAGTCTGCAACCGTACTTGTTGTTGCGATTCTCGATCCACTCTAGAGTTTCTTCCCTAAAGTTGTTGGGAGAGAAAACATGACCTTCAACATCTGCGGCGGTCATATAGCCTTCGAGATCAGGAGTTATAAGTTTCATCAGTCTTCCTCATATTGGGTGAATGAATCGCCACTATAGTCGATCCATCTTTCCTGTGCAAGAAACTTTTTCGCTCCCGGAACATACTTTCCGGATTCTGATGTCCAGTCCGAAGTTTCGGCATGATCCCGAACGCACCTGATGATTTCATCAGAGGCACTTTCGAAGCCGCCCTCGTCCCAAAGTTCTTTCAGTTCTTTTCTGAAGCCAAGCCTATGGCGTGGGTATATCTGGCAGAATTTCTCAAACCCTTTTTGAGGTATATTGTTTTTTTCTTTTAAAGATTCTTTTAATGCTACTACTGTAGTAGGCTCTGACTCTACTTCTGTAGTAGGGTGTGGTATATAACCAACAAGTCTGTAGACATTCGTATCTCGATATCTTTGTTCGCGCTCTAAGGTTCCAAACTTCACCATTTCGGAAACCACTCTACTGCAGGTGGTAACGGCATGACCGCTTCTCTCCGCTATCTCCCGAAGGCTCGGGAAGTAGGGTTGTGGACAACTCAGGATGGCCCCCAGAACTCGGAGATGCGCGGCCTTATGGCGATGATCCCTCAAAATATACACAGGAATCTGAGCCCAGAATTTACCTTTGTCCACGGCGTCTCCCATTCCACTTTGCCATCATGGCCTGAGCGGCTTGCTTGGTTGCCAAATCATAGGCTTCCTTCCACTCGCGACCTTTGGTTGGTGAAAAGGGATTATACCACCACTGACACCACTCGGGTAAAGTGTCCACGTATACCTGCCCACAATGAGGGCAACTTTCTATAGTGCTAGACTCGACCATTGGATGAACCGATAGATGTTCTTCTTCCCTTCCACTCTAACCTCAAGATTGATCTTTTCCCGGAGACGCATAATGGCGCGCCTGACAGAGCGTGGATTCAGAGAGGACAATACGGCCAACTCTCTTATCCGCAAATCGACATTCCCATTCTCGTCGATCTTGAAGGCCATTGCTAATGCCACGATCTTCTCTGTCGGGGTCAGGCTTTGTGCCCTTAAGAGCACCGTCAATAGGTATTCCCTTTTCTCCGAAAATGACAGCATGGACTCAGTATAAACGAATTGACACCAAAGTGCAACCTCCTGTATAATGCACCAGTGAAGTCAAAATATCTGGATTGGATAAGGAAACAACCATGCTGGGGATGTGGAAAATACGAATCAGAAGGACACCATGTTCGAATGGATACGGGGATGGCTCAGAAGCCTCTCGATCTCCATGCTATCCCGGTATGCCGGACTTGCCATCAGATGTGCCACTCGCTAGAATATAGCAAAGAGGATCAACTGGCATGGCTGTACAAGACACAAAGAAGGGCAACGCTCGACGGGCTTATAAAATGGTAGCCCTCGTCACGCTATGGGTAGATGAAGGTCCAGAGCATGAGTCCATGTCTAAAATTGCCAAGCAAATTGTATCGCATGAATTTGCTGAACTTTTTGATGGCGCGGGATTCAAACTTGGAGACACTGGATATGCTTTCGAAACAGCGATCAACTCAATCGAATTTGTGGAGAAAAAAGAACTCCACTGATTCATGAATTACGATTCACGAACATGATGAAGCGATGGATACTGCGCGATAAGCGCATCCGAGATTTTTGCTCGGGGTACATTAAAGATCAGTCGGTTGATAAAGATCAGCCGCTTGAGGTGATCATGCGTCCTTATAATAAGAATCGCTCGCTGGAACAGAATGGCATGTTCCATGCATGGTGTGGTACCATAGCCAACCAGACAGGGCACAGCAAAGGAGAGATCAAAGAGATCATTATAGAATCTGTTTTTGGCGCAGAAGATTATCTTAATCTAAAGGGCGAGAAACGCAGTAGGCTTCGATCAACATCGGATATGAACATAAGCGAAATGTCCGAACTGATTGAAAGAGCAGTTCAACTTGGTATAGAATTAGGGGCAGACGTCCCGGAGGTGACACATGAGTAATGGACATTCAGCAGAAGCAATTGAAGCAACAAACCCGTTCAGCGGAGACTTGCGTGGGCCAGATGGTCCCAGCGTTCCACAAAACGCGGGATGGGAACAGCAGGAACAAAACGAACGTCACCGTCAAGAAGAGGAGTGGCAAAAGAATGACGATCCAGAGGTGAAGAGGCCGAAGATTTCACGAGGTGAATTCTTGAATGAACTGGTAAGGAAAAATGGCCTGATCAAAGAGGAAGACATTTTCGCCCTTCCGGTGGGTGGAAAGACGGTCAACATCATCACTCGAACTGGCATTGAAAAGATTCAGTATCAAAACAGAATCTTTGTTACCTTCGAGGATAAGAAGTTAGAGAAAGATTTTGCTGTCATCAAAGCGTTCGCCACTATGGAAGGGAGGTACGAACCCGTAAAGGTTGAAACGTATGGAACCGCTTTGTTTGGAAAGAAGCCTGTTGGCAATACTACCTTCACCTACATCTGCGAAATGGCAGAGAAGAGGGCGCTTGCTAGGGCCGTCCTTAAAATATGCGGCGCGTACCGCTATGGAGTCTATGCGGAAGACGAGTCGGAGGACTTCAGGAAAAAGGGATGAGCCACTGGTACGACAAAGAAGGTAATCCCCGCTACGAGGTAGAAGGGAAGAACGGGATGCGTGCATCCACGCTGAGGGATGCACGAAAGCATGGTTGGGTGCCATCTGTTTCCACCATATGGAATGATGTGGTTGCAAGACCCATGCTGTCCAAATGGATTCAGGGAGAACTTATGCAAGCCCTGTGGACAGAGGCTCACTCTGCCGACAACCTGAATAGAGGCGGTGGCTTTCCAGAGTTTGAAAAGTTAGCCAGAAGCAGGTTTAATAAAAAGCAACAGGAAGTCATGGGAAGGGGCACCTTAATCCATGATCACTTGGATAAATATTTTTCTGGGCAGGATACCCCGAGAGAGCATATGTTCCTCTGCGAAAACGTATCCAGAGTGCTGGAGGTTCGCTGTGGAAACGGTAATTGGATATCTGAAAAATCGTTTGCTCATCCGTCTGGATATGGTGGAAAAGTTGATTTACATAACGACGAATGGGTGGTAGACTTCAAGACCAAAGAATTTCCCGAGAAGCCGGACGTAAAGAAAATGGTGTATGACGATTATGGAACTCAACTCGCCGCCTATGGTCAAGGCTTGGGCGGAGGAAGACGGCTCCTCAACTTATTCATAGATGTTAAAAGTGATAACATCCTTGAGTGGGAACACACAGACGCGGAGCGATTTAGGAAGATGTTCACTCACGCTCTCGATCTGTGGAAATTAATCAAGAAGTACAACCCTGAATGGCATGACAGGAGGATCATGTAATATGAATTTAAACAAAGCCATATTAATCGGTAGAGTTGGGCAAGCGCCCACTGTCCGGGAAACTGCGAAAGGGAAAGTATGCAATATCTCTCTCGCAACTAACAGCGGATGGGGGGATAATCAGACCACTGACTGGCATAAGATTACTTTCTTTGACAAACTCGCACTGACTGTGGAAGAGTATGTATCTAAGGGTCAGGAGTTATACGTCGAAGGTAGAATCCAATACCGGAAGTGGACTGACAAGGATGGTGTAGAAAAGTACGGAACTGACATCATCGCAAGCAGGATGGAAATGGGTTCTCGCGCTGGAGGCGCAGCCCGTGAGAGTGCTTCTGTAACAAGCGACAAGGATGAGTCGCTTCCATTCTAGTGAGAGCGGGGGGCTTCGGCCCCCCAATCTTTCTTGGCAGAAGGATGAAGAGCAGGTCTTCAGGATATACCATCTGGCTCGTCACTTATGGCCCATACGGCTAGAACACACGCCAAAAGGGGGCATTCCGTGGGAGGAGTGGTTCCAGAAGCACACTGCAATGACTCTGGATGAATTTGCCAAGTGGTCTAATGAGCAGGGCTTAAGAGAGAAATTCAAAAACTGGGCACATGCAAAGCACAGAATAATGGTAACCGAAAAAGAGAAACTTATAGGAAGGGAAGGATGATTTCAGAATATCAGAAGGTTATCCACAAGAGCCGATACGCTAGGTATCTGGACTCGAAAGGACGCAGAGAGACATGGGAAGAAACCGTTACGCGCTACTGCAGTTTTATGGGAACCCTTGTTTGGGACGCAATAGGGGAATGGCCTACTGAACTAACAGATGCCATCCTCGATATGGAGGTAATGCCTTCTATGAGAGCCCTTATGACAGCCGATCCTGAAACCGGAAGCGGAGCCTTAACAAGGGATAACATGGCGGGATACAACTGCGCTTACATTGCCGTGGATCATATTCGCGTCTTTGATGAATGTCTATACGTTCTTTTGTGCGGAACCGGAGTCGGCTTTAGCGTAGAGAGGCAGTTCATAAATAAACTTCCTGAAATAGCGGAAGAGTTTCACGATACCGACACTACCATCGTAGTTTCTGACAGCAAGATAGGATGGGCGAAGGCTCTCCGCGAACTGGTGAGTCTTCTATATCAGGGAATGACCCCTAAGATAGATTGCAGTAGGGTCAGACCATCTGGCGCTAGACTAAAAACCTTCGGCGGTAGGGCGTCCGGGCCAGAACCTCTGGAAAGATTGTTCGCTCACTATGCCGCCACTTTCAAGGGTGCGTCAGGTAGAAAACTAAACAGCATGGAATGCCATGACCTGATGTGTTGGAACGGCCAGAGCGTAGTAGTGGGAGGGGTACGCAGAGCGGCCTTAATCAGTCTTAGCAACCTCACGGACGAGCGTATGAGACATGCGAAGTCTGGACAGTGGTGGCTTGAAAACCCGCAACGCGCTCTCGCCAATAACAGCGTATGCTATACAGAGAAGCCAGACATAGGAATCTTCATGCGTGAATGGATAGCCCTTTACGAATCCCGCAGTGGAGAGAGGGGTATTTTCAATCGAGAGGCAGTTAAAAAGTTAATGCCAGAGAGAAGAGACCATGACCATGAGTTCGCTTGCAACCCTTGCAGTGAAATAAATTTGCGGAGCGCCGGTTGTTGTAACCTTACAGAATGTGTGCTTAGGCCCTCTGACAAAATAGAAGACATAGAAAGAAAGATAAGACAGGCTACGATCCTTGGCACCTTTCAGTCTATGCTGACTAACTTCAGGTATGTGCGTCCCATCTGGAAGAAGAACGCAGAAGAAGAAAGGCTGCTCGGTGTCAGCATGACGGGAGTATTTGATTGCCCTATTGTCCTTAATGCCTCTCCGGAACAATTAGAAAAGTGGAGAGACCTAGCCGTAAAAACAAACGAAAAGTGGGCTAAAAAACTGGGCATAAATCCGTCTGCGGCCATCACTTGCATCAAGCCGTCAGGCACTGTCTCCCAACTCACTGCCGTGGGTGGGTCGGGCTTGCATCCTTCGTACTCGAAGTGGTACATCAGAAGGATCAGACAAGACAAAAAAGACCCACTGAATCAGGCCATCATAGATGCAGGGGTTCCATTCGAGGAAGACCCATACAATAAAGAGGCTATAGTTTTCTCTTTCCCAATGGGGGCTCCGGGCAAGTCCAGAACTAGGAATGATGTGACTGCGATAGAACACCTTGAAATCTGGAAACGGTTTGCGTTATACTGGTGCGAGCACAAGCCTAGTGTTACAATCTATGTAGGTGAAGACGAGTGGATGGAGGTTGGCGCATGGTGCTACAAGAATTTCGATATACTGAGCGGCGTCAGTTTTCTGCCAAGGGCGGATGATAGCCACTCGTATGAAGTCGCTCCTTATGAAGAGATAACTAGAGAAGAGTTCTCTAAGGCCAAAAAGATTTCAAAGATCGACTGGGACTCAATCGAGGAGCACGAAGATAATACAACCAGTAGTCAGGAACTCGCATGTTCCGGGGACAAGTGTGAAATACTATGATTCCAGAAGAAAGTAGATGGGAATGCATGGACTGCAATCATATCTTTTATGGTGTAGATGTAGCGTATTGTGATGAATGTGGTAGTTACGATATAGAGGAGGCAGAAGACGATGAAACTCATGATCATTCCTGATCCACATGCACATCCGGATTACAACAACGAAAGGTTCAGGGCGGCAGGTCGGTTACTCATGGAGGAGCAACCCGAGTGTGTGGTTTGCTTAGGGGATTTGGCTGACCTGCCGTCTCTGTCCTCTTACGACAGGGGAACCAAGGGGTTCGAGGGTAGAAGGTATAAGAAGGACGTAGAGGCGACAATCAACGCGCAGGAACTCCTGTTTGAGGAGATGAATAAGTACAACGCCAGAAAAAGAAGGAACGGCAAGAAGCAGTATAGGCCACGTCTAGTAATGTGCGTAGGCAATCATGAGGATAGAATTACTAGAGCCATAAATTCACAAGCGGAATTAGATGGCACGATAGGAATCTCAGACCTCCAGTACGAAGGGTTCGGTTGGGAAGTTGTTCCCTTCAAGCAGTGCATTACGATAGAGGGAATTACCTTTTCGCACTACTTTACTGCTGGAATCTCTGGGCGACCCATTTCTAGCATCCACATTGGGCATACGCTGATTACTAAACTTCACTGCTCCGCCGTTCAAGGTCATTCACATCTGTACAACCACGCAGAGCATACTCGCCCTGACGGGCAGAAAATCTTTGGGTTGTCTGCGGGTTGCTTCTCTCACCCTGAGTATTCGGAAAGTTGGTGCAGGGACACAGAACACCAATGGTGGAGAGGCATCGTGTTCCTAGAGGAACTGGATGGGGAAGGTTATTATGATGGAGTAAAAACTATAACTCTCAGGAAGATTATGAGGGATTTTTCTTCGGACGTTTCTTAACCTGTATAATCTTTATTTTCTTGATGCAACCTGATGGGAAAGCAGTAATGGCGCTCCATTCACCTTTTTCATCCTTTGTGGTCGCCACTTTTACGACATGAATAGATTTGGATATCAGCCACCCCGTAGTCCAGAACGTGGGCGGATTGACTTCCTCTGGCTTCTCCCAACCAGATGTGCCTAAGATATCTTTCCATTCAATTGTTACAAGTTTAGGTACCTTCTTCCTCTTCACTCCCATATCTCATCAACCTTATTGATAAGTCTCACCCTTAGATCACGCATCCTGTCATTCAGTTTTTCCATCCTGTCTTCCTTGAGATCATTCCTGAGAATACGGTTATTCAATATACTCATTCTCTCTTTCTGCAACTTGGTGATGGAACCTACTATCTTCCTGCGGTAGTCATCTAACTTAAAGAGTTGATAGTCCTCGCTGCCCTTGAAGTTTTCATATCCCTTGCCGCGCCCATAGACTTCCAGAATTCCTGTGTTCAATCCAGTGGCCGCTTTGATGGCCTTCTCATACTCGGAGAACTTATCATAGACAAACCTATTTCTGGTAGAGGTCTCATCGTAGAAGAATCTTCTAGCGAAAGGAACCTTGTTCCATTTAACCTCTCCCGTTTCCCTATGGGTGAGCCTCCCCGGACCAATCATCCACACTAGGTCTGTGCTTCTTTCTACAAAACGTGCCGCACCACCACCTATTGATTCCCAGAGGAATTCAAATATATCAGGTGGGATACTCACAAAGCCCGGTTCCACTTTAGAGCCGAATGACAGCGTGTTCAGCGCCCGTGAGACGCCCTTGAATACACCACCAGTGGAGGACCAGTACCTCTCGGAGGGTGGATCAGAGGAGCCCCACACGGGGTCTTTATAGATGGGCTGACCGAAGTAACTTTCATTCAGGGCTAAGTCTACCAGAGGATCACCGAATGTTGGAGTAGCGGCCTTCAACCCCGCTACGAATAGGTTATCACTGCTTCCGAATGAGAAAGGCATGAAGGACTCAGCGGCTGATGCCATCACATGCATAGTGGCTTTACCCGGATTGACATGTCCCATCATCAGGGCGGCAAGCGTGTCTCCTATAGCATGGAAGATATTGTATCCGTAAGGGAGCGGAATCTTAAAGAAGGTGTCAAAGCCCGGAAGATAGATGTGAGCGGTTCTGCCCCTTGATTGAAGATCAATCTGACGGTAGCGATTAACCCCGTCCTCGTCATCACCACCAAGCATGGAGTTCAAGATGGCTTGCGTGAAACTATACAGCATGATGCCACCAGCAATCTTCTGCACTCTGGTAAAGCCTCTCTTGCCCGTCGGTCTCCTGAACATGGCTTGGAAGAGACGCACCGTTCCCTGCACAGATGCGTTAAAGAACAGGTAGAGTGAGTTGAGCGCGGCTCCCTTCTCTCCCTTCTGGGAGAAGTTTACAGTGAGGTTACGAGCAATATCAGCGGCTCGGCGCTTCGCATCTCCCATGTCCATCCCGTTGGCTATGAAGGCTTCCTTCGCGTTCTTGTATGTAGCAAGACGCATGGTGTTTTCAACAACAGCATTGTAATCACCAATAAAACCGATCATCTCCTTCGCCCACCGCTTTGC